CTTCAGCCATCTCTGCACCAAAGTCTGCTCTCCATGGTTCTTCTTCTACACCTTTGCCTGAATTTTGGATAAAACGACTTAGGTCTTCTGCACTTGTTGATTTGTTTCTACCCCAACCGTTCTTTCCTACAAGAACAAATTGTCCATCTGGCTCACGCCCCCAATAGATAGTAGGGTTGCCGTCCCATTTGATAGCAACATCGCCTGCATCACTGCCTAGTTTTTCAAGTATGTCTGCTGCTTTCAATGCACCTGCCGAACCATCAACAAATACAAGGTCTTCTAAGTGCTGATATTCTCTACCTACCTTTGCTGCTTCTGTAAGAACATGACGAAACTCTTGAAATCTCATTTTACTAGTGCTGCCTTTAATGTTAAAATTCTATTCAATTGTCTATCAGCTAGGCTTTCTGTAGGCATACTCTTGCCTGCTTTTTCCATTGCTTCTTTCCAAGGAGCAATTAGTTGTTCGTAGTTAGGATCACTTTTGAGTTTTGCAAGCATACTTTCAACTGTGTGCGTGTCAGATTCTTTAGCACCTTTACCTAATAGAATAACTGCAATATCGTCCCAATTGTCAGCAACAACTGCATCTCCATTGTTAGGATCAACTACACCAAACTTAGGACTGAACTTATAACCTCTGCCTCTTGCAAGACTTGATAGCAAAATAGCTCTGTCTTTGCCTGAAAACTGTGCTGTGCCGCCACGCTTTGATCCACGTTGATAGTCTGGATTTGTTGTCATCATAAAGTCAGTTTGCACGTAGCCTTTGCCACCTTGGATTGGCATACGGAAGTGAACTTGGTCACCAGCATCTTTAATCCAACCAGATGTAAACTTATTACCTTTATTCATAATTTCTAAATCTGGAATACCTTGCTTTTTGCACCATGCAGCTAGTTTTGCAATAAGTTCTTCTTTACTTATTTTATTTAGATCAGTATTTAGATCTAAGTCACCTGAGCTGTTCTTTTCAAATGTTCCGTCTGGATCTGACTTCTTGCCTGTTGTACCTAGCAAGTCATCATCTACAAACTCTAAGCCCGTAATCTTTTCAATAGCATCAACTGTAGGTCTTACAGCTGGCGTAGGGATACGCTGTGTAAGTGGACCTTCTGGTGTTTTAAAAACATTGCCGCCTTCTTTAAGAATCATTTTTCTTACTCTCTATCATTCTGTGTATACTACGTCTAAACTTTTTAGGATCGCCTGATTTAATGCTGTTAATAAATTTTCTTTCAAGGTCAGAGGCAACTTCATGATCATAAGTAGAATGAATCCTACTTAAAAGATTAATTGCACTTTCAATAATATTATTGGCAGTTGTATCAATCAAAAGATCATTATCCCTTTGATGAAGGTTATTAAGTTCTTCCAAAATGCTTCTTGTTCTTTTTCTCATTGTTACTTCCTTAATGTATTTATAGTAAAAAATAAATACAATACAATTAAAGAAGGGCATCTTAATATGGCAATTTCAGATTTAAATTTTTTAGAAAGAAGCCTCTTGTTTGCAAAATTATCTTCAATAGCTTATAATAAGCCCAAAGAAGCAAAAAAGCAAGCAAAAGCATTAGGTTTCACAACAATAGAATTTTATGAACTAGACGGCGCACAAGCATATAGATTTCAAAATAAAATTGATATGGTTATAGCATGTAGAGGCACTCAGCCAAACGAATTTAACGATATCAAAGCAGATCTAAAAGCAATACCAGTTGTATCAGAAACAGTGAGCAGAGTTCATCAAGGTTTTAAAGCAGAAGTAGACGAACTTTGGCCTATGGTATTAGAGGACATTATGAGAAAAGCAAATAATGACAAAACTCTTTGGTTTTGTGGACATAGTCTCGGAGCAGCAATGACAACTATTATGGCTAGTCGTTGTCATCATGATCCACAGATTCCTAACCCAGAAGAAGTCTATACTTTTGGCTCTCCAAGAGTCGGATGGAAGAAATATTGTGATAGTTTGTGTGTAAGTCATCATAGATGGGTTAACAATAACGATATTGTTACTCGGGTTCCACTATCGATAATGGGCTATAGACATCACGGAACAGAACACTATATGAATGCATATGGCATGGAACGTAAATTAACAGCATTTCAGCGTATGAAAGATCGCTGGCGTGGTATGTGGATGGGTATCAAAACTGGAAGCATTGATAACTTTTCCGATCATAGTATGGTAAACTATATTGCTAACTTAGAAAAAAATATAGAGGGCTAACCGTGGCCCTCTACGTGTCTATTACGTAACAACCCGGACTGTATCAGTCTATATTAATAACTGCATCTTTTTCTAAAAAATCAATACAGTTTTCAGGTGTAGTTTGTTCATACGGATCATTGTCATCTCCGTCATTGTTGATGCCAGGTTCCTGCCACCACTTCTCAACTACACCATTATTAAGAACACACATATAGCGCCACGAACGCAAGCCAAAACCTAAGTGATTCTTACCTACAAGCATGCCCATGAAGCGAGTAAAGTTTCCTGATCCATCTGGAATAACTTTTACATTTTGTATACCTTGCTGCTTGGCCCAAGCATTCATAACAAATGCATCATTTACTGAAATACAGTATACTTCATCGATATCATTATTACGAATAAGATCATAGTTTTCTTCAAAGCCTGGTAACTGATAAGTTGAACAGGTAGGAGTAAATGCTCCTGGCAAGCTGAATAGTACAACTCTCTTGCCTTTAAATAATTCGTCGCTGGTTACTTTTTGCCAGCGGTAAGGGTTAGGTCCCTTGATACTCTCGTCTCTTACACGAGTTTGAAATACCACACATGGCGGCTTAAATCCTTCAATCATAATCTTTTCCTTTAGTTCTGTGTGTCTGTTGGCTACAATACTAAAATAATAGCATTGTAGCCTGTTGTTGTCAAGTGGTATTTATAATCCACTAGGTAGAATAATGTAATGAATCATTAGCACTAACGCAACCGATGCTCCTAATCCTACCATCATTTTGCCAAAGTCTTTAGCAACTAATGGGAATACTGATTTGGTTTTCTTCTTACCAAAGTATGTTGCCATTGCTAGTTCTCGTCCTGCTAACAAGCCTACGAACACCCAAGTTGTACTCATTGGAATGTCATTTAGTTCTTTGAAGAAGTACAAGCACAACCAATAGAACAAGTCAATCAAAGTTGCACTGCGCACGTATCTAGTATTGTGTTTTTCTAGAACAATCTGTTGTATCTTACCGCCACGTTCTCTAAACATAAAGAACAAGCCGCCAACAAATACAATACTAATGAATACCATTAGATCTAAAGGTATTGCTCTGGGCAAGAACACTGCAATGTTGGCAATGTCATGTGATAACCAAGTGAACCATAGTCCGCCTGTTGCTACCCATTGTGCTACCCGCCAAAACTTTTTATTGCCTTCGCTAACAGGTTTGGTTTCATCGTACCATTGTCCAAAGAACTTGTGTATTGCAAACCATACTATATATGCAAACGCGGCTGCCACACCATAACCCATAATACTTTTCATCAGCATCTTCTCAAGTACAAAGGTGCTAGCAAACACTGACAGCACTAGGAAACTTGTGCTAACTGGTACACCCATTCGTGTTAGTAACACAAGAATAGCAGGTGCGGCTGCGTGATACCATTGTACTTCTTGGAATGGTATTTTATTTAGGCGACCATAACTGATGTCGCCTCCGTTCATATACCACCCATACCAGAGTGTATATAATAAAACAGCCGAAGCGGCTGCCCATAATATTTTATAGTTGAATCGCTCATTGTTTGATGCCATCCATGTGCCGAGCGTTTGCACTGAATCGTTTGCTATAACTGCATAGGCAGCGAGCAAGAAGCCAACAAGGCTCCATAGTGTGAGTAGTTCCATAATAGTCTCCTTTGTTTGCAGGCTTTACCCCTGCGCTCACAAATGTAACTGTATGTTACACGACTACTTAGTAAATGTCTAGTAAAAAATTTGTAACAGATTTATGACATTAGATAAATAGACTGGCAAGATAAGTTCTCGACCTGAGTAGTTGGTAGCACAACTCGCGTCAGCGTTAAAAGACATCATTACATTTTGGAGAAAACAATGATCAATTTAGCAAAAGCTATTGGTCGTGTAATGATGACTGCGGTCAGATTACCACGATCAAACAAAACATATGCGTCTATGCAGACATATGTACAAACAGAATTTAATCGTAGCGATCAAGCATACATCTTAGATTGTATGTTGAACAATCGTGCTATTGATTACAGAAATATAGTATAAGAACATGGACATACTCGGCTTAATAGGCCTCGGAGCAATTGTTGCTACCGTGGTATTAATTGTTCTCATGACATACGGTTATATAGACTAGCTATGTCCTAAGCTATGCATTTAGCGCATAACGTAATTGCGCTAAATGCTATTGTTTTTGTCAGGTATTCATGTTAAATATACTTGTACAAGGAGTAAAACTAACGGTTGTTAGACTCGGATCACATATACATATAGATAGGAAAAAATAAATGACTACACTAGTAGCAAACACATTCAACTG